TATCAACAACAATACGAGAAAAAATTCGGTAAGAAGACATTGGTATTTATGGAAATTGGAAAATTTTACGAAGCATTTGCAACTAACGAAATTGGTTACGATTTGTTAGAAATTTCTAAATTAACAAATATTGTTAGAACAAGAGTTAATAATAAAGACAAAGAAAAACAAACTACAATTCGGAATCCATATATGCTTGGATGCCCTAAATCTGCTTTTGCAGAAAGATTAAATATCTTAACTAATAATGGTTTTACAGTTATTGTCATTGACCAAAAAACATTTCCACCGCAGAAAGTAATTCGGGAAGTATCGGGGATTTATACACCTGGAACAAATATTTTTTCATATTCATCCGAAATTAATTATTTGTTATCAATTTACATTAAAGAAGAGAAATCTTTAAACATTAATAAAACCTTATTATCAATAGGATTATCAGCGTGTGATATTACAACAGGAAAAGTTTATGTATATGAAGCATATTCTCCTCCGGAAGATGAAAAATTTGCTTTGGATGAAACAATTAGATTTATTAATACATATTATCCCAAAGAAATTGTTTTACATATTGCAACCAATAAATTTGATTTGGAATTCATTAAATCATATTTAGAAATTGCTGATATTCCAACTAAAATTCTATCAGAATTCAATCCATATTATTTGAAGTTAAATTATCAAACAGAAGTAATGAAGGTTATTTATCCAAAATGTGGGATTATGAATCCTATTGAATATATTGGAATGGAAAAAATGGTTTATAGTATCATCAGTTTTGTTATGTTAATTGATTATGTTAATTCGTTTAATTCTGAAATTCTTAAAAAAATTAATATTCCAAAAATGTTTTGCACACAACCAACATTGTATTTAGGAAACAATGCTCAAATGCAATTAAGTATTTTTCAAAATAATCAACTTGAAACTAATGGTAAGAAAATTAAATGTTTATTAGATATTGTTGATAATACGACTACACCAATGGGACGACGATATTTGAAGAATATTTTAAATACACCTATGGTTGAATCGGTTGTTTTAAAAAATATTTATGATATTACCGAAGTATTAATAAAAAACAATTTATTTCAAGAATTTGAAAAAATCCTGAGAAATATTGGAGATGTTGAAAAAATATATCGTAAGATGGTTCTCAATGTTATTACGGAAGATGAATTGTATTTATTTATCCAAAGTTTTAATATTATTAATGAAATATTTGATTTAATTAAAAAAAATGATGATTTAAATAATCTATTTACATTACCAACAAAAACAAATAAAGTTTCAAAATTATTAAATTATTGTCAGAAAATCTTCAATTTTGAAAACTTTAAATCAACAGAAAAAAACAATGTTTCAATTTATAATTCTGGCATTCACGAAGATATTGATAATTTATATAATTCAATGAATAATCAAATGATTCATATTGAAAGAATTAAAGAAAAATTATCATCATTACTTGGAAGACCGAATATGTTATCAATTGATAAAACAGGATGTTCAGGATATTTTTTCAGTATTACAAAAGTTCGCGCCAATCAATTAAAAGAAAAATTAAAAAATATGGAATATATTGAAGTTGATAATATTAAAATTAAAGTATCAGAAATTATTTTTAAAGCTAATCCATCAGGATCTGTGAAAATTCATCTATCTGAAATCAATAATAAGTCAGATGACATTGCCAATATTACTGATGAAATTAATAAAGTAATCAAAAAGTATTTTATTGATGATATTGATAATATTATTAAAAAATATGGAAATTGTATTAAACAAACAATCAATAGTATTTCTAAATTTGATTATTATGTTTCCAATGCTAAAACAAGTAGTTTATATCATTATGTTCGCCCAGAAATTGATGAACAAGAATATGGTTATGTGGAATTTGAAAAAATGAGACATCCGATCATCGAACGTATAATTGAACATGAATACATAGCACATGATTTTACAATTGGAAAGGAAGAATTGAAGGGAATATTATTATATGGAATTAATAGTTCCGGAAAAAGTTCAATGATGAAAGCACTTGGATTGTGTGTGATTATGGCACAAACCGGAATGTTTGTTCCTGCTAATAAATTCAAATATTCTCCATATACATCAATCATGACCAGAATATCAGGTGGAGATAATTTATTTAAAGAATTATCATCATTTAGTGTTGAAATGATTGAATTAAAAGCTATTTGGAAACGTTCCAATTGTAAAACATTAGTTATTGGTGATGAAGTGTGTCGAGGAACAGAACATATTTCTGGTAATTCGATTGTTGCAGCGACAATTATGAAATTATCACAACAAAAAGCGACATTTATTTTTGCCACTCATCTTCATGAAATAGTTAAATTACCACAAATTAAAGCAATTCAAAATGTGAAGGCATTTCATTTATCGATTACCTATGATGATAAAAATGATAAATTGATATTTGATAGAATTTTACAAGAAGGTTCTGGAGAAGAAATTTATGGTATTACTGTTGCTAAATACATTATTCAAGATAGTGAATTTACTGATTTGGCAAATTCTATTAAAAATGAATTACTTGGTACATCTGATAATGTAATTCAACCAAAAGTTTCCAAATATAATTCTGATGTGTTCATTAACCAATGTGCATTATGCTGTGATAAATTAAAAAATATCGATGATATTGTAAATTTAGATACACATCATATTAATTTTCAAAAAGATTGTATTGATGGAAGTGTAAAAGATAAAAAATATATGAAGAAAAATGACAAGAGTAATTTAATAGTTTTATGTAAAAAATGTCATAATGAAATTCATCATAATAAAATCAGTATTGATAAATATGTATCTACCATGGATGGAAGAATAATTCAATTAATTATAAAAAATTAAAAAATATCAATTTTAAATATATAATGAAAATACCTTTAATAATATTAATTTTATTATTAATTAGTGTGTGTTTAATCTGGAAAAATGATAATGTTGAACATATGACTGTAGAAGCTGCTTCTAATATTGCATCATTATTTAATGGAGGAAATGGAACTGTGAAAGATTTAACGGTTACTGGAACAATCAACGCTGGCGGTAATACTGTAATTAATAATTTAGCAACAATTGGCTCTTCAAATGTTTTGGGTATACAAAATAAAAACACTCAATGGATAATTCATCCACCAGATGATGAACGTAATAGTATGTGGATTGCGCCGAAAAAACCTGGTTCTGAATGGGATTGGGGAAACTCTATTCAAATTAATAATCAAGGAAATATAAAACTTAAGAGTATAACAATTGGTGATTGGACAATTTCACAAGATAATCGAGGCTTGCTTCGTTTCCATATAGGAAATAGTGATGGTGGAACATCTCCAGAAGATGCACCAGATAAATCTGCCATGTTTATGTCAAGAGATGGTAATTTATATTTAAATCGTTATTCCGGAAGAGGATGGATTGCTGATAATTTTAACAGTATTAGAAGTGGTAGAGGAGAAAAACGAAACGGTAGTCAGGGTTATGGTTGGAATGCTAAATGTGGACTTACAACAACACCTGGTGGATGTACTGATGTGTGTCCGGATGGATATTATATGTCTGGTATCTCGGCAGGAAAAGAATGGGATCATAAACATCCTGTGTGTACAAAATTTAGTTAATTAAATAAAATTAAGAATATGCCTCCGTATTACGTTTTAGAATATATTATGAAATTATAACTAAACAAAATCAAAATCATCCATATCATATATCAGAAGTATTTTTTTACATTTTTTATAAATTTTTCTTCCATATGGTAAATACAAATTATTATTTTTATAGTATGTACAAGAATTTAATAATTCATGCATTTTTGGATAGAGTATCATCATTATTTCAGAACTCAAAAATAACCGATTAATTGGTTTCAATAAGAAATTTAACAATTTAACAACATGTATTTTTTTCCCCGTTTCATGATAAAGATCTAAATATTTGGTTGTATTTTTGACACAAATACTTTGTTGATGTTCGCTCGAAAAATTTGATGGAAGTTTTCTTCCATATCTCAATTCAGGAGGAGTTACTCTCATCAAATTCACATATGATTCAATATCTAATTTTTCAATGATACGTGAAAGTTCATAATTGGATAATACATCGTAGATTGATGTCATTTTAATAATAACATCAATAATATTCAAATAAGTAATTAATTATTCATTTTTTTCAACACATTTTAATAATAATACGTTAATTTTATCTCTTTCATGATATTTGGTATGTAGAGAAACTTTAATGAGTGAGGAAATTTTATTTAATATATTCAATATATCATGTAGAAATTCAACAGTTTCATCACTATGTAATTGATTTTCATAAATAGTATTTTCAAAGATGACTTCGTTTTCATATACATTAATTTTTTTAGAATTACAATCGTGTAAAATCCAATTAGTATGACCAAAACAAAAACCACCAGATTTTGATTGATAACGTTCAAGTATTTTTATCGCAATTTTTTTAAATTCTATTAAATTTAATTTTTTAGTTTGAATATCTAAATTTTTTAATTCAAATTTTAGTAAAATATTATTTATTCCATTATCTGTTAAACATTTAGTCACAATTTGTTTTTTTTCTTCTAATGTCATTGAATCATAATTATGATAAAGAAAATCTGATAATTCAGGATTAGTAGTTTGAATACAATCATTATAAATGGATTGTTTCTCTAATTGTTGGAATAAATTGTAAACTTTAACTTGATTTTTTTTATTAAATAAATATTTTTTAATATCCATATTTTTTGTTATAGATATTATATTCTGTTAATAAACCTCATTTTTTGTAAAAGTTATTTTTTTAATGACAAATGTTTCGGTATCATAATCAACTATTTTACACGAATTTAATTTTCCATCTTTTAGTTTATTATTTAAAATAGTTTCTATTTTGATTCTTTCTTCTATATTTTCATATTTTGAATTCAAATATTCTTTAATTTTTTGTATTTTATGATATTGTGGTAACCTGTTCCATTTTTTAGAATAGACATTGTTATTTGCTGCATCAAATAAAGAATCCAAATCTTGTGTTTTTGCTGTTAATTCATCATAAATTTTTTTAATTATTTCATATCGCTGGTCTTCTGGGTCTAAATCATCTAATTCATACTGAAGCCTTTGAATGAAAAATTTCTTCTTCGCTCTTTCCAATTCTATATTAATGGAATTCATACTATTATATTAAATAACTAATTTATACTTTATATGTATTTCATAATTCATTTTTTTCAATAAAATTTATCATATTCATCTTTTGTGTATTGATTGTATGGTGATATGTTTAAATCAATTATTTTGGTATTATTGAAATATCCATCTTTTTCGATATATTTTTTATTTTTTTCATAAATTTGATACAAATAATTGTTCAATAATTCTTCATATATTTTTATTGAATTATCAAATTTATTTGTTAATTTTTTACTTGAGGGTAATGTGATAATAAATGAATGGAGAGAATTTAATGTTTTTAGTTTGTATTCTTCAGCAATCGAATATAAATCACCAGCCAATGTTTCATCAATCATCACACTTTCATATACATCTAAAAATGTATCAAGTGATTCTATTAATTCAATAAATGCTTGAGGATTATAAATATAAAAATCTTGAACTGAAAAAATAAAATCTGTTAAATCTTGATAGTTTTGAATCCGTTTTGGATGTGGTTTAATATTTTCAGCTTTAGTTTGATGTATTTTTTCAGTTGTTAATAATGTTTCTTGTTCATATTGATATAATAGAAAACATATGACACCTGCAATTAAAACTCCCAATAATGTTCCCAACGTTGTTTTGGAATTTTTAAAATAGACAAGGCATGAACAAAAAATAACAAAATATATAAATATTGATGTCGGTGAAATATTAAATATAGATGTTTTATTATTAATATTTTCCATTTATTCTATAATAAAAAAATTGATAATTAAATTATTAAACATTATTTATCAAAAAATTTAATATTATAAATTATGGAAAATTTTAATTCTATACTAAATTATTTCAATAATTATATCAATACAACATTGAATAATATGGTAGCGATTAATCAAATAGATGAAGAAAATGAAATCAATACACTTGAAAATATTCTCGCTGAAAATAATACAAACAATGCTACCAATAATACAACAAATATCAATTCATTCTCCAATATTCTTTTACACCATTTGACAGATTTATTTTCAAATCCAATAAATAGACAACAAACGAATACTACAACCCAACCAATAAATAATGAAACTGAACAAAGAAATATTATAGCAACACGTGTTGTAACGATTACACCATCTGGAACATATTCATATACAACACATGCAACTAATTTAGAACATGTTATGACTGAAGAAATGGAAAATATATTAAATATACTGTTTAGTAATTTTAGAAATAATGAACCAACTGATGTTGTATTACCATTAACTGATGAATCATTAAATAGATTGGAAGAGAAAAAATATTCTGCTATTACAAATGAAGATAGACCGATAGAATGTTCAATTTGTCAAGAAAATTATGAAGAAAATTCAGATGTAATTATTCTTCCATGCAAACATGTCTTCCATAAAGAATGTATTTCGCAGTGGTTGAAAAATTATCATCATAAATGTCCATTATGCCGACAACCATGCGGAGAACATACAGCTATTACTGAATAGGAATTATCTAATTAGGTAATTTTTATTTTTTTATTTTTCTATCTAACTAATAGATATATGAATATATTTATTTCACAAACAGATATATTTCAAAATGAAATACAAAATATAATTCGAGAACAATTATTTACCAAACTAAATATTAATCAATATAATATTTTAATGAATTGGTTTATTGATATATTAAATTTAATATTTGTTTTATTTCATATTGAACAGAAACAAAAATTTGAAGAACAATTAAGAAGAAATAATTATCGAGATTTAATAGGTCTTTTTTTATTACTACTTCCATATATTCAAAATATCAATGAATTAAAAACAGTTATATCATTGGAAGAATTATATATTAGAAAAGAAGAAGATGTTGATATTAATGTTAGTTCTCCGAAATACGTCTTTACCAATATGCAATATAATCGTTGTCTAAGGAAGCCACTTCAAGAAGTAAAATTTAATATGATTTTTTTAGAAGATAATTATAATTTATTGAAGATGACATTATATGAAGTAACCAATAAAATGTATGTCAATTGGACGAATTTAGTTCCTATGACTTTAGATAATTACAAACAAAGTAAAATTTATCAAGAAACTGAAAAATATTTTAATCAAAATGAATTAGATGAATGGACAATTAAATCAAATGAATTACCAAAAGAATATTTACAAATTGGAACAATATATGAGACCATTTGTAATCAATTATATATTCAAATAGTAAATATTAAATGGTTACTTTATGATTACGACTTAACCAATAAAAATATAGTTGATTTATCAATTAGAAAAAGAAGTTCCGGAAATATTAAAACTTTGATTAAGATTCTGTACCCTGATAATAAAAATGATAATATTATTAATTTAGAAAAAGCATGGTCTGGAATATTCTGGAGTAATTTATCTAAAGAAGAACAAAATGTTTTGAATGTTGAGTGGAATAATTTCAAATCAAATTCTGAATATCGTGAAATAATTAAAGCAATTACACTTGGATTTTCACGCTATCAAGAAAATAGACCAGAACTTTTCAATTATGTACCATTACCAAAAAAAGATAAATTACAAAGATACCAATTTACGGAAAAAGAAATCCAAATTAGTATCAATAGTATTCCAATAGTAGAAATATATGAATTCTTAAGAAGTTCGATACATAAATTTAAAGGAACAATTTATTATCATATTTTGTACGGAGAATTAAAATATTTAACGGAAAAAACTGATGATACTAATAAAATTTCATTATTACCAAAATATATTTATAATTTTGCTAAATCATTCAGTCATCTCAAAAAAGATTTTACATTATTACCTTCAAGATGGAAATCTCTCGATGATACCAATAAAAATGAAATTAAATCAAGATTGAAAAAAAATAATTCTCAGTCTTGGTTTAGTATTAGAGGAAATATTAAAAAAATCTACAATATCTCAAATTTAAATGATATTAATGAAATAAATCAAAAAATTTATAATTTATGTATGGATAATTTAATTGATATTGTTTTCCATTGTTTAATTATTTCTGGAACAATTTCTGTTTTCACATTAGATGAAACAACTCCGAAGAGTTTTAATAATGGATTTTATTATGTTAATAACAAAAAATATGGTGATTTAGAAACATTTGATAGTTCTGACAAATATGAAATAAAATCATTTTTGCAATTTATTGAAGATTTAAAGACTAAGAAATTCACTAAAAATGCTTGGATTGATATGTATGCAATGAACTGGGTTTCTCAAATCAGTTTCTTCCATCGTTATATTAATAATCGCATCATCTTTGCAACTGGAGGAACAGGTGTTGGTAAATCGACACAACTACCTAAATTATTTTTATATGCTGTGAAAGCGATTGATTTGAAAGATGATGGAAAAGTTATATGTTCTCAACCAAGAAAAAAACCCACTTTTGATAATGCTACCAGAATTGCTGATGAAATGGGAATTCCAATTTTAAAAAGTAAGGAAAAAACAGATTATATTTTGAATAATATTAATATTCAATTCCAAAATCATGATGAAAAATTCCCACCATCCAGTGATGAGAAAAGAGAAAGAATATTAAATCCAACATTAAAAATTGTTACTGATAAAATTTTATTAAATAACATCAACAATCCATTATACAAAACAATAGTTGAACAAAAAAATCAGAAGAAATTTATCAATCGAAATATTTATGACATTGTCATTGTTGATGAATCACACGAACATAATGAAAATATGGATATGATTCTAACATTAATGAAACGAGTTTTATATTATAACAATGATTGTAAGTTAGTTATTATTAGTGCAACAATGGATGATGACGAACCAATTTATCGACGTTTCTATCGTGATATAAATGATAATATGATGTATCCGCTCAATATAAATCTGAAAAATCATAATTTAGATCGAATTAATGTCGATCGCAGATTACACATTTCAATTCCAGGAGAAACGAGAAGATATAAAATAACAACAAATTATTCAGAAAAAGAATTGGAAAATGATCAAGAAAGAAATGATAAAATCATTGAACAGATTAATCAAATATTCACACGAGGAAATGTTGGAGATATTTTAATATTCAAACCTGGACAAAAAGAAATTAAAAAATGTGTTGAACTTCTCAATCAAGTAATGCCAAATGATGTATATACTGTTCCGTATTATGGGGAGTTAAGTAAAGAAAAAAGAGACATGGTTGAAAATATTCATAAAATTAAAAATAATATTCACATTGATAGAAAAGTATCATTTGAAGATATTGGAGATATTAACGAACTTTATGAAGGAACGAATAATTATACACATGTAATTATAGTTGCCACTAATATTGCTGAAGCATCTATTACAATTGATACATTAACAGACGTGATTGATGATGGATTACAAAAAGTAAATACGTATTATCCAGATTTGAATGGTTCAATACTCAAAAATGATAAAATTTCAGAACTACAAAGACTACAACGTGAAGGTCGTGTTGGAAGAACTCGTGAAGGAAATGTTTTTTATTTATATCCGAATAATGCCAGAAAAAATGTAAGAAATAATTACAAAATTTGTATTAATGATATTACTGATTTATTATTTTCATTATTAAAACAGAACAATGATGAACTTATTTTTAATGTGAAGAATAATCCAAATAAAAATAATGTCAAAAATGCCATTATGAATAATGAATATTTATATGGTATTGAGAAAATAATGAGACGACAATATTTAATTTTGGATGAGGCATTCAATTATATTGGAAAGAATGAACATTATGATTATCAGAATTCAGAAGAAGTTGAGAATCAATATCTCAATAATTATGATTACAATACATTATGTGATATTGAAGGAAAATTTTATATAATTCATCCCAATGAATTACAAATTACAAGAAATATTTTAGGTGATATTATAAATCCAGTAAGTGATGATAGAATTTCCAAATTTTATGAAAGATTATCTGATTGGTTTTTAATTTTACAAGAACAGAATGGAAAAACTTATTACAAGACTGACTATGGAAAAGAAGTTGAAAAAATGTTTAAATTATTTTTTTCTCTGGAAAAGAACGGAATGCAATTGGCAATAACTACTATTTTTTCTAAAATATACAATTGTTTTGATGATGTAATAAAAATTATTACAATGATACAAACAGCATATGTGATAGATAAAATTTATGATTCAAAATGTTTCAAGAATCAGAAATCAGATTTATTACTTTTATTGGATAAAATGAATGAAACGAAACAGCCATATAATACAATGATACAATATCAAAACAATTTACAAATTATAACATCAGAACAACAAAAAATCAATAATATTATGAATAATATTTCACAATTATTAGATATTAATAAAATGAAGACACAAGTTTATGATAAATATAATAGTATAACGTTAGCATTTTTACACGGATTTGGACATAATTTAGTGAAGAAGATAACGTCGACCAAATATTATGTACCTGTTAAATACCCAATTAAAGCTAATATTAAATATATTCAAAGAAAAAATACATGTTTGAGTGATTTATTTATACAAAATTATTTATTATATTTCAATATTCGCATTAATGATTCTGATGATATTGCCAATAGTAATATTTCTATATTACATTATGTTGAACCGGAACTATTACAACATATTTCATATCAAATAAATTTAAGAAAATATGTTCAAACTATTCAAAAATACATTGCAGAAAATATGGAAGTTAAAATTGTGATACCATTTGAAAAAACACGAAATGTTTTAATTGGAGATATGAAGAGAATATGTGATAATAATGATATTTTGATTTTTTCTAAAGTATCACCGAATGCACCACAAATCATTTACAATATTTATGAAGACAATAAAAAATACATCCAAAAAGGTGGTGGACGTAAATATAAAATTGTTTATTAGTTATTTTTTGTTATTTTGATTATGTTATTTTTAATTTATTTGATTAAATTATAAATGTCCAATAAATGTATTTTAATTTTACCGAATCAATTATTTGAAGAAAATACTTTAATTACAGATAATAGCATCGTTCTACTTTACGAACATCCAGTATATTTTACAATGTATCAATATCATAAATTAAAATTAATATTACATAGATCAACAATGAAATATTATTTTGATTATCTTAAGCAAAAATACAAAAAAAATAATTGTCGATTTCACTATATTGAATATGGTGAAAAGTTGAATAAATATTTAGGTAAAACTGAAGAAGTTGTGATGTATGATGCTGTAGATTTTGATGCTATCAATTTAATCAAGAAACTCGTGAACAAATTAAAAATATCCTTAAATATTACAACATCGCCATTATTTTTGTGCTCTAACGATGATATTACTGAATATGCCAATATTAAAGACAGAAAAAAAGAACGTCAATATGATTTTTATGTTTGGCAACGAAAACGATTAAATGTATTAATGAATACAAATGGAACACCAATTGCTGGTAAATGGAGTTATGATGATGAAAATCGTAATAAATTTCCAGATGATTTTAAAGAAGAAGATATTACAAAACATAAATGGAATAAAGGAAAAAACCAAAAATATATTGATGAAGCAGAAAAATATGTTAATAAAAATTTTGCCGATAATCTCGGAGAAACCAATTTATATTTACCAATTATACATGAAGAGGCGAAGACATATTTTAAATTTTTCTTAAAAAAGAAATTAGGATGTTTTGGGAAATATGAAGATGGAATTGATGAGAATATTAAATTCGGTTGTCATTCTGTCATTTCTCCATTATTAAATATCGGCTTAATCAGTATTAAATATGTTCTTGAAAAAACATTGAAATATTATGAAGAAAATAAAAAAGAAATTAAATTATCATCAGTTGAAGGATTTATTAGACAAATAATTGGTTGGAGAGAATATGTGCGATATATTTATGTAACCAAACATCAACAATTAATCAAAACTAATTTTTTAAATAACACGCGAAAACCATATGATATGAAAAGTTGGTTTAATGCAACAACCAATATTTATCCGATTGATGTAGTAATTCAAAAAGTAATAAAATATGGATATGCACATCACATTGAAAGATTGATGATTTTAGGTAATTTTATGATGTTAATACAAATGAAACCAAAAATAGTTCATGATTGGTTTCAAATGATGTTTTTGGATAGCTACCATGTTTTCATGGAACCGAATGTTTATGGAATGTCTCAATTTTCAACAGGTTCGATGATGATTACCAAACCATATTTTAGTTCTTCTAATTATATTTTTAAAATGAGTAATTATAAGAAAAAAAATGAGAATTATAAAATCATTAAATTGAAAGACAAAGAGTTGCACTGGTATGAAATATGGGATGTATTATATTATTTCTTTATTTATAATAATAAAAAAATGTTAGTTAAAAACTATTTAACAGCATTGTATGTTAATCAATGGAATAAATTGGAAAAAGAGAAACAAAAATATATTTTAGATATTGCTAAAGAATATTTAGATTATTGAATTTATTTAGATTGTGATGATAAAAAATTATTTATAATATCAGCAAGAACATATTTAATTATATTCATTAATACATTTATGACAATTGTTTTTCTATCTGTATGATGAGGTCGTAATTTATTCATAATTTCATCGAAATTATACAAACCAATATCTCCAATTTCACATTTTTGAGTTCTACCCAAATTATTATATGATGGTTCAACATCGGTTGTTAAAAGAGCAATATAATAAATATGTCTGTATTTCATACCATTGAATCCTGTTAGATTTTCTTCAAATGGTTTAATATTTTGGAATAAGATATAATCATCTTTACGAAATCCTGTTTCTTCCGTGAATTCACGTTCAGCGCATTCTAAATCTGATTCATTGTGGGCGCGACGACCTTTTGGAAGTCCCCATTCAGGACTATGATAAACTGTTTTTGTATTTTGTAAAAAATCATTTAATTGTAGCTGATGCTCATTAGATTGTAATTTATAAAAATTAATTTTCGATGCTTCATATTCATTATGTGAAATACATTTCATTACAGATTTTTTATGTTCAGATTCTTTACTTTCTATAGTTTGTTTTTGTAATTCAAATGTTGCGTCGTTGTGTATTTCAGGAACTGTATTATGAATATTATTAATTGACCACATATCTTTCCATAAGAAATCAAAATCATTTATATGCTCATTAATTAATTTAATTTCGGCAGGTGTCATTTGTTGAAACAAGTAGGAAAGTAAAGAAATATTTTTAATATTATAATGTCCCCGAATAAATTCCATATATCCTAATGTATGTTTCCGCATGACCATTAAAAGTTTAATATTATCTTTAATTTTTGAGAAGAATTCTAATATTGATTCGTGTGTATAAGTAATTGTTTGTTGTTCAAATGTTTCGTATATTGATGATAAAAAAGTTTTGACTATGTTTTGTATTTCAGGATTTGGACATTTAATAGCCATTATTCCATAACTTATTTTCGGTTCTCTGCAAACTTTGTATGAATGACCAATTTTTCCACAATTGATACATTTCATATTATGAAATCGATTCATCTGTTCCTAATAAATTATTAAATATTTCTTTTTTTATGTATTGAAACGAAAAGATTTCGTTTTAATAATAAATGTATTGAAACGAAAAAAACTTAATTATGATAAAAAAATTATTTAGTTGATTTTTTGGAAGATTTCTTCTTAGATGTTTTAGAACGGCTTACTTCAACATTTTGTTTTTTAATATCCAATTCATCGTCCGTAGAAATTTCATCAGAAACGAATTTAGGAGATACACTATCTACTACTGGAGATACTTTATCGACAACTGGAGATACACTATCGAGATCAGGAGATACATCTGATGTAGTTGAAAAATCTTCTTTAGATGTTTCAGAAACTTCTTCCGGTTTTTTATCAGTTGTATAGTTTTCAAAATCTAAAAATTGTTTATCAATAGAATATTCATCAGTATAATATTTTTCAATATCTTTATCACTTGCTATGGAATCTAGACGTCCAAGAGCAATGATTTTTTTATCTTTATCAGTAAATGATTTTGTTAAAATAGTAGCAATTACAAATGTTCCTGGTTGTAGTAATTCATTCGTTTCTTTAACACGTAATTTCTTTTCATGTGGATCTTTATAAAAGACTTCTTTATTAATCCGGTCTTCATCAGTAGTTACAATAACATGAATTGGGTCTCTAATTAAACTAATAAAAATATCAGTTGTTTGATTAACTTTACAAATAATTTTAGTATTTTCTAAAGGATGACATAGACGACATGAAAATTTAATTTTAAATAATACAGATGATGTTATATCCTCGGGAATAATAATACCATTATCTCTTTCAAGAATTTCATAAATTTTACTAATATAACCGTATTTTTTATAACAACGTTTTTCTAGATTTTTTGTTAAATTACTTTTCAAGTTGTTATAAATTTCATTATTTAACTGACTTGGGTGTAAAACAACTGTTGTATATAACATTGTATCTATGAAGGGATTGTTCATTTATAATATATTGATATATACTATAATTATTTAATTCTTAATATATTATTGAAAAATCAATTTTTATTTAACTACAATAA